CCAGCTACTACTACAGCAATCAGCGTCTTTAAAGCTGCTTTGAATAACAATAGATTATGTGAGATTAAAATGTATGAGTTCGATACACGATTATCTCAATTGGCACCAATATCTACCCAGTCATTGATTGCAACTTATGTTGGCGTAGTGTCGAAAATTTCAGGTAATTTCACGGAGCTATCAATTAATTTAAGTTCAGCGCTTAGCCCAGTAGGTGCTCAGGTGCCGCCGCGTAAATTTACTACTTTACTTATTGGGGCACCGGTAAGGTTATGAGTATTCAAATTAGAGACCCATTAGCGCTGCTGCCATACCAAAGCGGATTGGTTACTACAATAACGGAGGAAGGCGCAGCTAAAGGGCAATCACCACTAGACAGCAGGCAAAAGGCAGCAGTAATTGGTGAACCAATTCCCATTGTATTTTGTCGGCGTGTATCAAGCAATGGCGGTGTATTAGTAAGCCCAGCCGCTACTGAAGGCAGATATGAAAATAATTCAACAACTAACGTGCTGACCACCAAAATACACCTAGTACTTAGTGAAGGCGATATGGACCAATTGCCGATTAAAGATGTTTTCCAACGTGCTTGCCGTGTTGGGACATGGGCGCAAACATACGACCGGCGCGCTGAGACTTGGGACCCTGGTAATTTTATTGTTGCTGTAGCAACTAAGAAATTTTGGAATTGCCCATTGTATTGCGGCACTCAAGGCACATACGAAAACATGACAACGCTTAGTTTTATTAATACGCATGATGATGGTAGCGAGTTATGGGATAGACAAGTGCATTGTTTCGTTCGTAACGGGATAAATGTTACAAGAATTTTAGATGATATTACAGGGCCTAGCAACAATGTAATTGATTTAGCGTTGTATCTGATAACACAAAGCAGCCGGTTTCCAAGCTCAATGGTTGACTTGACAATGATGGAAGATGCAGCATTATTTTGCAATGTAAATGGTTTATTCTATAATGGAGAATTTAAGGAATCAACTAATCTTGAGGATTGGTTGCAATCTATTAGTTCAGATTTCTTATTGCGCGTAAGTGACAAAAACGGTAAAAAAGGTTTGAGGCCAAGATTACAAACCAATGCTAATGGCACAATCAAAACAACAGCAATTGAGCCAGTATTTACTTTTACAGAGGACCACGTAATAATTGAAAGCTTTGAAATTGATTATATTTCGCTTGAAAATCGCAAAGCTATTACAGCCTTAGTCTTATGGCGTCAGCAACCGGATAGCGATATTGGGATTATCCGCTCGGCTGAAATACGGATGACAGGATTGGCAGATAATGGACCATTAGAACAATACGACCTAAGCCAGTTTTGTGCCACTGAAGACCATGCAGTTAAGGTTGGAACTTACCGTGTCGCTAGTCGTTACTATGTAACGCATACGCTTAGGATACGTGTTGCGCCTAGCTCGTTTAATGCCACGCTAATTGTGGGCGATGTTGTACGCGTTAGATTAAGGCGTGAGACTAATGTTGGTACAGTTAGTTACCATAATCATTTCTATGAAGTAGAACGTATTGCAAGAGCCATCAGCGGTGTTATCAGTTTAGATTTAATTCATTTTCCAGTTGATAGCCAAAACCGCAGCCTGGTCGGGTTAGCAGTTAATGCTGCGGTAGGCAATGGCTATACCGTACCAACAGGCCGCACAGATTTCACTTGTGATATTGCAGGTCGCGCTGTTGATAACACGCCTTTACCTGATGTTGGCAAAACTATATCACCTATAAATGACCCGCCAGTTGAAACTGACCCCGCTGAACTTGGCAACGAACCAGATGCCGGGCCGACAGACCCAGTTG